GTCAACAAACATGATGCCTTCATCAAGGCCAAAGCGTAAGGAAAGAGCATGCCCATCGAAAAAGCGGTAAACCAGGCCCCTTCAACCGACATCATCTTGATGGGGGACGAAGCGCCTGTTGAGATCGAGATCGTGTTGGATGAGGACGGCGGGGCGACGGTCGAGATCGGGGTGGACAAAGCGGGGGACGCAGATTTCTACGCCAACCTGGCCTCGGTCATTGAGCCAGAGTCCTTGGCCCGTATTTCGTTGGACGTGGCGGCGATGTTCGAAGCGGACAAGTCATCCCGATCCGAGTGGGAGAATATGTTTGCCAAGGGCTTAGATCTTCTGGGCTTGAAGCTGGATGAGAGGACCAAGCCGTTTCGTGGAGCGGCCGGGGTGTCGCATCCGATGTTGATGGAGGCGATCATCCAGTTCCAGGCGCAAGCCTTGAAGGAACTGATGCCCGCAGGGGGCCCTGTACGCACGCAGATCATGGGCCGTGAGACGGTAGAGAAGTACCAGCAGGCGTCTCGCGTGCAGGACTTCATGAACTACCAGTTGACCACGGTCATGAAGGAGTACACGCCGGAGTTTGACCAGTTGCTGTTCTACACGGGGTACGGCGGTTCGACCTTCAAGAAGGTGTACTACGACTTCAGTCTTGGCCGGATGGTGAGCAAGCTTTGCCTAGCTGATGATGTGTACATCCCGTACAACGGTTCGAGTGTCGTGTCGCAGTGTCCTCGGCTCACGCACCGGATTGCGATGGATGCCAATGAGTTCCGCAAGCGGGTGGTGAACGGGGAGTACCTGGACATTGCGGTGGACACCATGCCCACGCCCACGGATCCGAGTCCGATCCAGGCGGCGGTGGACAAGGTGGTGGGGGTGAAGCCGTCTGAGGACGGGTCCAATGTCGGCGAGGTGTTCCTGCTTGAACAGTTGGTGGATCTGGACATCCCGGGGTTCGAGGACAAGGACGATGACGGCAGTCCGACGGGAATCAAGCTACCGTATGTGGTGACCTTGGTCGAAGATTCGATGACTGTGGTCGGGATCCGTCGGAACTGGAATGAGGAGGACGAGCTAAAGCAGCGCCGGAACTACTTTGTTCACTATGTGCTGGTCGAAGGTCCGGGGGCCTATGGCCTTGGTTTTGTGCATTTGATCGGTGGACTCTCGAAGGCGGCGACCAGTGCGCTGCGGCAGTTGATTGATGCGGGGACGCTATCGAATTTGCCAGCTGGGTTCAAGGCAAAAGGTGCGCGGATCGCGGACGATTCCGATCCGATCCAGCCGGGCGAGTGGCGGGACATTGACGCGGGAGGCGCGGAGCTTTCTGCATCGCTCTTGCCACTGCCGTACAAGGAGCCGAGTCAGGTCCTGATGTCGCTTTTGGGCTTTTTGGTGGATGCCGGGAAGCGGTTGTCCAGCACTGCGGACATGCAGGTGGGCGATGGCAACCAGTATGCGCAGGTCGGAACGACTTTGGCGCTCCTGGAGCGGGGCTCAATGGTGATGTCCAGCATCCACAAGCGCTTGCACTACGCGCAGACACTGGAATTTCAGTTGCTGTTTGAGGGATTCGGGCAATTTTTGCCTGATTCCTACCCGTATGACGTGCCGGGGGCCTCACGCCGGGTCAAGAAGGCGGATTTCAACGAGATGGTTTCGGTCTTGCCGGTGGCCGACCCGAACATTTTCAGCACGGCGCAGCGGATTCAATTGGCGCAGATGCAGTTGCAGTTGGCCCAAAGCGCTCCGAACATGCACAACATGTACGAGGCGTACTACCGGATGTATGCGGCGCTCAACATTCGGGACATTGACGGGATTTTGCTGCCGCAAAACACCAACATGCCCCGTGATCCGGCGTCCGAGAACAGTGATGTGTTGAACGGTATGAAGCTGAAGGCCTTTGCGGGCCAGCAGCATGATGCGCACATTGCTGCGCACCTGATCATGGGCCTGTCTCCGATGCTTCAGGCCAATCCGATCTCGGCCGTGGAGCTTCAGAAGCACATTTTGGAGCACATTCGGCTCAAGGCGGAAGAGGATGTGGAAGCGGAGTTGTTTAAAGCCTACGGAACTGACCCGGACAAGATGGTGTCTGCGATCCAGAAGGAAGGCATGGTGGCAATTAAGGTGGCCATGTTCCTACAGGAGATGGGGAAACTGCAGAGTCAACTCTCTGGTGAGGGCGGCGAAGACCCGTTGGTCGCGTTGAAGCGCTTAGAGATTGAAAATCGGAACAAGATCGACCAGGAGCGGGTGAAGATTGACCAGCAGAGGCTTGGTTTGGACCAAAACAAGGCCCAACAGTCACTCATGCTTAACCAAGAGAAGCTGCGCATGCAGCAGATGAAGCTTGTGCAACCTCAAGGAGCGCAAAATGCCGCTTAAACGTGGGTCCAGTCAGAAAACCATCAGCGCAAACATCGGCGAGATGGTCCGATCATACAAAGAGAAGGGCAGTATTGGGTCCAGTAAGCCCAAGAGTGCTGGTGCGGCCGCCAAACAGGCGGCGGCGATTGCTTATGAAAAGGCAGGCAAGTCACGCGGCATGAAAAAGGGCGGTAGCGTGCAGGGACCTGCGATGATTGTGAAGAAGAAGGACGGAAATCGGCCGGTTAAGATATACTGAACCGCAAGCGCTGTCTGGCGGAGCGCTAATCCGCCTGCTTTTCATGGAAAATCACCATGCTTGAATTTGCAGAAGCCGTTTTGAAGGAAGTTAGAAAGCTTCAGGGCCAATCCGAGCAGATCATCTTGAGTGGGACCATTACTGACATGGAACGGTATCGTTTCATGATGGGTCGCCTTGAGGGCTTGAAGATGGTTGAGGACTCCGTGAGAGCGCTTGTGCGAAAACACGGTGAAAAAATCGATTAACCCTGAAAGGAGAGCCATGGAAACGACGGAGTCTTACTCAATGACGGCGCTTGAACGCAAGTGGGCCGAAGAGGCGATTGCGAAAGAGCCTTCTTTGGACAGTGCGTACACCGAAAGCGGTTTTGATCCTGCGAAGCTTGAGCAGTCGGTCAAGGACATGATTCCAACGCCTTCTGGATGGCGGATCGCGATCCTGCCTTACCGTGGCACGGAGAAATCAAAGGGCGGAATCGTCCTGGCGGAAGAGACCCAGCGCAAAACCCAGCTTGCAACGGTCTGTGGCTATGTGCTGAAGGTTGGATCGCTGGCCTATGCCGACGAATCGAAGTTTCCGACTGGCCCGTGGTGCAAGGAAGGTGATTGGATTATCTTTGGCCGCTACGCGGGCGCTCGCATCCCGATTGACGGGGGCGAGATTCGGTTGATCAATGATGATGAGGTGCTGGGCGTGGTCCGCGATCCTCAAGACATTCTGCACATGTAAGGAGTAGGCAATGAGTACTGATACGTTGGAGTTTAAGATTGGAGAAGAGGAGCAACCGGCGACGGTGCAACTATCGGAGGATGGAAAGGCTGAGGTTTTGGACAAACCGCAACCCCCTGAGGTTGTCACCCCAGGCGCAGAAGGTGTTGGAAACGACGGTTCGGAGTTGGACCAGTACAGCGCCAATGTCCAGAAGCGAATTGACAAGCTGACGGCGCGGTTGCGGGAGACGCAGCGCCGTGAGCAGGCGGCCCTGGAGTATACAAAGAACGTCCAGGCCCGTGCGCAGCAGTTGGAGCAGCAGTACCACCAGTCTACTGACAGTCGCTTAAATGAGGCGAAGAGCCGGGTGGAAACCCAGCTCGTGGCGCTCAAGCAAATCATTCGGAAGGCCCGAGAAGAGGGTGACCTTGATACTGAGACGGAAGCACAGCAGCGCCTGGCTTCGTTGACGTTTGAATCGGGTCAGATTGAGAGTGCGATTGCCAGTCGCCCATCTCCTGAGCAGTTGGCGCAGCAACAGCAGGCCTATCAGCAACCGGCGTATCAGCAGCCTGTTCAACAGGTCCAGAGAGTCGATCCAAAGGTCGAGGACTGGGCGGAAAAGAACCCGTGGTATGGCAAAGACACGGTCATGACCCATGCTGCGTGGGGCATACATCGTCAACTTGTCGAAATGGAGGGAGTTGACCCGACAACCGACGAGTATTATGATGAGCTTGACAAACGCATTAAGCAGGCTTTCCCAAGAAAGTTTGTGAGTGCGCAAAACGGGCCAAACCGTAACGTGCAAGCGGTTGCGCCCGCCTCCCGGGCTTCGGGAATCAACCAAGCTGCACGCCGCACGGTCAAGCTGACGCCAAGTCAGGTTGCGATTGCGAAAAAACTAGGTGTTCCGCTTGAGGAATACGCCAAGTACGTTAAGGACTAAGCCATGAGTGACGTTACTATCCCTACCCTTACTCGCGGATCCCGGAGTGCTGAAACTCGGGAAAAATCCGCGCGACGTAAACCATGGGCCCCTCCTTCTCGTCTTGATGCTCCGCCCGCGCCCCCTGGGTACAAACATCGTTGGATTCGTGCGTCGGCTGCTAGTCAAGAGGATGTTACGAACGTGTCTGGCCGTCTCCGTGAGGGGTACGAACTGGTGCGTGGCTCGGAATATCCGGATTACCAAGTGCCGACGGTGGAAGACGGCCGACACGCTGGCGTGATCAGTGTGGGCGGACTGCTCCTGGCCCGGATCCCTGACGAAACCGTGGCAGAGCGAAATGCGTACTACCGCAGTAGAGCACAGAATCAGATTCAGGCTGCGGACAATGAGCTCATGAAAGCCAATGCGCATTCGAGCATGGTAATTGAGCGTCCTTCCCGTCAGTCTCGTGTTTCATTTGGCAGCCCTGGAAAGGGCGACTAATCAATTCCTTAAAGGAACAATCAAATGGCGAATCCTGACAAAGCCTTTGGTCTGCGTCCTATCGGCAATCTCTCTGCAACCGGCGCACAAAAGCAGTACGGTTACGAGATTGAGGATAACCAGTCCGGAGCAATCTTCCAGGGCGACCTGGTAACCATCGTCAATGGGTATGTGGTTAAATTCCTTCCGGGCACGCACGCAGCGGCGCTTGGGGCGTTTAACGGCTGCAATTACATTGATCCCACTACTGGCAAGCCGACTTGGAAGAATTTCTATCCGGGTTCGGTGAACATCACGGCAGGCAAGATCATTGCAGATGTGCTGGATGATCCCAGCCAACTGTTCCTGATCCAGGCGGATGAGGACATTGTGCAGGCGGACATCGGCAAAAACGCTGATGTTGTTGGAACGGGGGGCAGCACCACCACAGGTGTTTCGTCAATGGAACTGGATTCGTCCACCATTGCGGATACTGAGGCCCGTAATCTGAAAATTGTTGGCCTTTGGGACGCTCCTGGCAATGCGCTCGGGGATTTCGCCGTTGTCGTTGTGAAAATCAACGAACACCTGTACGGCAGCACTGGCGTCAAAGCCGTAACCTGAGCATAAAGGACATAAATCATGGCAATTTCACGTGCACAACTGGTAAAGGAGCTTGAGCCTGGGCTCAATGCTCTGTTTGGCCTGGAGTACAAGAATTACGAGGGCCAGCACAAGGAGATCTACTCCATCGAAAGCTCGGATCGAGCATTTGAAGAGGAGGTCATGGAAGGTGGGTTTGGTGTTGCTCCGGTGAAAACGGAAGGCTCAGGGGTTGCGTATGACCAAGCGCAAGAGGTTTACACTGCTCGCTACACCCACGAAACCATTGCTTTGGCCTTTGCGTTGACCGAGGAAGCGATCGAAGACAATCTTTACACATCCCTCTCTGCCCGCTACACCAAAGCTCTGGCCCGCTCCATGGCCCAGACCAAGCAGATCAAGGCCGCTGCGGTTCTGAATGGCGCATTCACCACCTCCATTGGTGGTGATGGCAAGGCCCTTTGCGCAACTGACCATCCCACCTTGAGTGGCCCGGACCTGCGCAATGAGCTTTCTGTGCCTTCTGACCTCAATGAAACTGCTCTTGAGCAGGCAATCATTGACATCCAGGACTTTACGGATGAGCGGGGGCTCAAGATTGCTGTTCAGGGCCTGAAGTTGATCATCCCCAAGGAGCTCCAGTTCACTGCAGACCGTATTCTGAAGTCTACTCTTCGGGTGGGAACGGCTGACAATGACCTGAACGCGCTCCGGAACATGGGGATGCTGCCCCAGGGCTACACTGTCAACAACTTCCTGACCGATCCTGATGCATACTTCATCAAGACAGATGCGCCCAATGGCATGAAAATGTTTGAGCGGGTGGCAATGAAGACCGGTTTTGAGGGTGACTTTGACACTGGGAACGTCAAATACAAAGCCCGCGAGCGGTACTCCTTTGGGTTCAGCGATCCCAGAGGCATTTTTGGCTCACCTGGAGCTGTTTGATAAGCCTGGTCCACGGACCTCGCTGAAGCCCCCGCAAGGGGGCTTTTCTTTTTCATACAGATTATCCTCCGCCAACTTGACCCGGACACCAAAAACATAT